TAACGGAGCCCTCCTAAGTGATACAATATATGAGGGGGAATCTTGATTACTAATACCGGAAAAACAATTTTAGCCAAATTTTTAATTGGCTCTGCACCTGCCTATGCATCTCACCTTGCTCTTGGTGTTGGAGCTAAGCCTTTGGGGTCTTCGGATAGCTTAGGCGACTATGCACAACAAGAGTCGCTAGCTTTTGAAGCGATTAGAATTCCTATTACTTCCAGGGGCTATTTGTATGACGAAGCTGGTGACGCCAACATCGTGTTTTCTGGAGAGCTTCCTGGAGACCAGAGATACAACTTTACTGAAATTGGTGTTTACTCTGGTAAATCAAACCCGTCTGCTGGATCTAAAGAAAGCAGAACCGTTTATACTTTTACAAACTCAGAAGGTTGGGAGTCTCATGTTGGCTCGGAGATATCCTCTGTGCCTTTAATTTCTGGCGAGCTTACCCCAACAGATGACATCATTGAGCCATTAGATGATCAAGACAATCCAATAACAACTTTTTATGGAAAGTCTTCGGACACTACGTTTAGCACGACTGTCAGGTCTACTGAAAACGAAGTTCCAAGATTTTTAGATACAGCCCTTTTCTTAAAGGGGGACATGTCAACAATCACCGAGTCTGGAGGAGAGATATCCTATACCGCTGGGGATGACCACGTACACAAAAATGCTCAGTCCTTCAATTTTGACAAAAACTCTGCCCAAGATGAGCTTCGCCTAGCCTTTTCTGTAATTAAAAAAGATGCTACACAGTCAGAAGATGCTGGTCGAGTTAGAATTATTATTGAGTTTGCTTCTGGTGATGATAACTCTCCTACCAGCTATGCAAAATTTGAAGTTAATTTAGCGGAGGGTGACCCTGACACCTCTAGCCCAGAGTCTGGTGCAACTATTGCTTTTGCAGATAACCGATATATTGTTGCCAAAAAGAAAATTTCAGAACTAACAAAGAGTGCAGACTTTTCTTGGACAAATTTAACCTCAGTTAGAATCTTTGCAACTGTCCACGAGTCCGGAGGCTCGACACCCTCAGACAACTTCTATGTTGCCCTGGATGGATTGCGTTTTGAAAATGTAACTTCTACGAACCCTCTTTATGGTTTGACAGGGTACACAACAATTAAGACTGAAGATGGCCTTGGCATCGTAAAAGAAATAAACACATCTAACATCGTAGAATACCGTTACGGTTTGGATGTTGTATAATGGCTAGCGGAGATCAAAAAGCAATAGTCAAAAAAAACACTTTGCCGCCCGTAACTTTGTTGTCTGATGGAACATACGGCTACATTATTAGACATAGAATAATTTCTGAAGACCAAAACCGCTATTCACAATACTCTCCCATTAGAGAGATTACGGGGCAGCCCATTACTCCTGTCACTGGAGATCTAATCGTTTCGTCAAATTCTTCAACTGTAATTTGGGATGATGCATTAGACAGACCAAGTTATGATATCTTTGTTAGGTTTGACAGTACAGACGATGATGATTATTTCTATCATGGGACTTCTCCAATTCACACGTACAGTTTTGTAAACAGAGATCCTGACGGCGTTGTGGCTACAAGCACCGTAGACGTGTCTATACAAATTGAAAGCATTGAAAAAGAAAAGGCTGATGCCTTGGTTGTTTGCGATGTTTCTGGTATAATAGGATCTTAAGGAGAAAACATGGCAAAAATTCCGTTACCAGAAAGAGGTCAGCCCCTCGATCTTAGCTATATTTATCAAGTAGCAAACACAGTCAACGAGCTTTCTGCTCAGGTGACTACGACTGCTGGTAGATACTCCTCTATCGACACAGTATCTTCTGGCACACAAAACATCAAGACTTCAGACACCAGGATTGTAGGCGGGTATGTAGAAGTGACTAACACAACAAGCACAAGCCCAGATGGCGAAAACAGTTTTAGTTTTAACTTTACAGACTTTGTTTATCCTCCTATTGCAACAGCAACGCCCATCTTGATCGGTGAAAGCTCAACCGAGTCGGGCAAGGATGTTTCTGTATTGCTTACAAAAATTACAAATAACCGAATTGAAGGTATCGTTAAGTTTAAAACAATTGGTGTTGCATCAGTAGGCGTAAACCTTCTGATGGTTGGCGTACCTGTTTAGGATCGCTTGTGGATAGAGAGGCATACAACAACGCTCCAGTCGTTGCTGCAAACAAGAGAGTGTTTTTCTTAAACGGATCTCTTGTTCGCAAGCATCACGTTAGCAGGTCCAATGGCATAATGTCTGTTTACAATATTAATAAAGACAGAATAGAGACATGCTTAATTTCTGACTTTAAGAAAAACAAAGAAAAAGTTTATAGCGTAAAAGACACAGCCACCCTTGTCGATAGGCACCAAAAGCATATCTATAGGCTTGTAACAAATCAGGTAATACCGCCACCGATTGCTGCGTCCTTTGGGGCTAAGCGGGGCTGGAGAATTAGAGCTTACTACACAGAATCTATGGTAAGGGAGATTCGTGATATACTTGCTTCGCAGCATAGAGGGAGACCTCGCAAAGACGGCCTGATCAGCAATGACTCAGTGCCAACAATTCAAGAGTTGACAAGACGCATGGGGGATGGTATCCTTACATATATGAAGACAGAAGACGGAAGCTTTGTTCCGATTTGGAACGAGTCTATTTAAGGAGTATGAGAATGGAACACAACGAAACAAAAGTCAATGTGGCTTTGGGGTACACGCTTAACCTGGGAAACTTTCAGTCATTGCGCATTGACCTAGGTATCGAAGACTCACGGCGTGACGGAGAAAACATCTCTGACGCATTTGAGCGGGTATATGAGTTTGTTGAAAACAAGCTTGCTGAAAAGGTAAAAGAGGCTTCTTCAGAAGCTAACAACTAATGGCAGAGCGCAAGTCTAGGATGATCTTGCTATCTAGATACAACAAGCTTCACAGCGCTACGTATAGCAACAAGTCAGACCTTAATATCAACAAAGAGCAGTGGGCATCCGACGCCCTGATAGAGTCTTACGGCTTAGACAAATGTCTAGACCTGTTAGAGTATTATTTTCAAGCATCGGCTTCCCCAAGTTGGAACTACTTTGCTTATAACGCAGACAAAATTATCAATTCGAAGCTGTTGATCGAAGAAGATAAAAAAGAGAGACTAGAGAGATTGACAAAGGCGAGGGAGTGGCTAAATGGCTAACACAGAGTCAAAGCTAATATCTGCAGTTCTTGAAGACAAGCAGGTTCACGTTTTGCTACAAGCAAACGTAGACAATCTTTTGCGAACACACAATGACGTGTGGGAGTTTGTAAGAGGCTACTACGAGCAAAATCAGTCTGTACCACCAAAGTCTTTGGTTGTAGACAAGTTTAGAGACTTTGAACCCACACCAGATGTTGGGGCAACAAAGTATCACCTAGAAGAGTTGCAGTCAGAATTTCTAAGTGACAGCCTCAAGGATATGCTTAGATCTGCCGCAGAAGAGATTCAGAGCGGTCATGGATCTGGTGCCCTAGAAGGGCTGATCACTGGGACATCCCAGCTTAAAAAAGAAACCTCTGTAATCAGAGATATTGACGCCACCGACCTTGACTCAGCTGTATCATTCTTTGAAAACCTCAAGAAGCAGCAAGAGGCTGGAGCAGTAGGTATTAAAACAGGTCTTCCAGGCTTTGATGACTATCTGCCGTCTGGCATTATGCCAGGTCAGCTGGGCGTGTTTTTGGCTTATCCAGGTATCGGCAAGTCATGGCTTTCTCTTTACTTTGCAGTTCAGGCTTGGAAGCAGGGTAGGTCTCCTCTTGTAATTAGCTTAGAGATGTCTGAGACAGAAGTTAGAAACCGAGTCTTTACAATTATGGGCGAAGGTCTCTGGTCTCACAGAAAGCTCAGTGCTGGAGATGTCGAGCTTGACACCCTTAAAAATTGGCACAAGAATCATCTAGAGGGTAAGCCAGAGTTTCACATTATTTCTAATGACAACGGAGGGGAAGTCACACCATCGGTCATTCGGGGTAAGATTGATCAGTACCGACCAGACTTCGTAATTGTAGACTACCTGCAACTCATGAACCCAAACCAAAAGTCTGAGAGCGAAGTTGTTAAGATGAAAAACTTATCACGAGAGCTAAAGCTTATGGCAATTTCTGAAGAGGTTCCAATTATGGCAATTTCTTCAGCAACACCCGACGACGTTACAAAGCTAGACACTGTTCCAACCTTGGGGCAAACCTCCTGGTCTCGTCAGATTGCTTATGATGCCGACTGGGTTATGGCACTTGGCCGAGGCACAAACAGCGATGTGATGGAGTGTGTATTCCGAAAGAATCGTAATGGCTTTATGGGCGAGTTTATGGTGCAGGTAGACTTTGACAAGGGGCATTACAAGTATAAGAATGTTGACGATCTGGTATGATGAACGTTAAGAATAAAAAGGATACCTCTAAAGTTTACTCAGACGAACAGATTAAAAGGTTGCTTGTTGGAAGCGGCCTAGATATTCAGTCAGAAGTCGATTCTGACTACATTATCTTTTGCCCATTTCACGCCAACAATAGGACTCCTGCTGGCGAGGTAGACAAAGTTAAAGGCACGTTCTTTTGCTTTGCCTGTCACCATGTGTGCGATTTGGTAGAGCTAGTTATGCATCAAACAAACCGCACCTACTTTGAGTCTGTTCGTTTTATTAAAAGCAAAGAGGTAAACTCTGACCTAGAATTAGAAATAGAGAAAAGGCTTGTAGATAAAAAAGACTACGTGCAGTTTGACGAAAACCTTATAAAAAAGCTTTCAGAAGCGGCCTTGCGTTCTGACAGAGCTAGAGAATATTATTTAGGCAGGAACATCACAAAAGAGTCTGTAGTAAAGTTTTCTTTGGGGTATTCAGAAAACCAAGACATGGTAACAATTCCCGTGCATTCACCAGATGGCATGGCGCTGGGTTTTGTTGGCAGATCAGTGGAAGGCAAGACCTTTAAGAATACCCCAGGTCTACCCAAATCCAAAACTTTTTTTAACCTGCACAGGGTAAAGTCTTCCAGAAGCGTTTACGTTGTAGAGTCATCGTTCGATGCTATTCGGCTAGAGCAGTGTGGATATCCAGCGGTAGCGTCGCTTGGGTCTAATGTTTCAAACATTCAGGTAGACTTGCTAAAAAAATACTTCAATGATATAATTGTCATTGCAGATAATGATGAGGCGGGAGGGAACATGGCTGAAAGACTTCAAAAGAAGCTAGGTTCTCGCGTTTCTGTTTTGTCATTAGATAAACAATATAAAGACATTGGCGATATGTCTGACGAACAGATTAAGGCACTTAGCTTTAATTTCTCTGATTCTATATCGTCAATACTAAAATAAAACACACTATCAATAAAGTATAAAAACAAGTATAAGGAGATTATATGAGTGTAACAAAAGGTCTTGCAAACATCAATGCTTTGCTCGACAAGCCCAAGTATGACAGCGACAAGCCGCGTATGCGTTGGCTTAAGCTTGCAGATGGCCAGTCCGTAAAGATTCGTTTTCTTGAAGAGCTGGACGAAGAGTCTGCAAACTACAATGGAGAGCGCGGACTCTCTTTGGTGGTAAAGGAACACACCAACCCCAAAGACTACCGCCGCAAGGCAGTAGACACAATGGAGACCGAGGGTCGAGACTGGGCTCAGGAAATGCACCTTAAGGATCCCAAGGCTGGTTGGAGTGGACGACTTCGTTTTTACTGCAACGTTCTTGTAGAAGACGGCATGGAAGACCCTTATGTTGCTATCTGGTCTATGGGGGTTGGAAAGCAATCTCCGTTTAACACCATCCGGGACTACGCACTTGAGACCGGAAGTGTTTCTAACCTTACCTTTAAGCTTAAAAGAAATGGTCAAGGAGTAGAAACAAACTACACGCTGATTCCTGGAATCCCGGACAGCGAGCCTTTTGCATGGAACGACATCAAGCCGTACGACCTTAATGCTGCTTTGACTCACGTTCCTTATGCAGAGCAAGAAGCCTTTTACCTGGGCTTCGATACACCATCTGTAACCTCTTCTAATGTGGAGTGGTAACTAAGAATGGTATATGCTGGCTTACATGTTCACACGCACTACTCGCTATTTGATGGTATTGCTACACCACAAGAGTACGTAGATCGTGCCCACGAGCTGGGGATGACTGCTTTGGCAATCACTGACCACGGCTCTCTTTCTGGTCACAGGGAGATGTATCGGGCTGCAAAAGAAAAGAACATTAAGCCAATCCTTGGCGTGGAGGGTTATATAACCGAAGATAGGTTCGATCAACGCGATCGGGACAGTAGAGAAGGTCCTCTAGACCTTGTTTACAACCATATAATCCTCCTCGCTAAGAACCAGCAGGGGCTGGAAAATCTTAACAAGCTGAACGAAACTGCTTGGACAGAAGGGTTTTACAAGAAGCCACGTATTGATTACGAAGTGCTTGAAAAGTACAAAGAAGGGATTATCGTTACCTCTGGTTGCCTTAGTGGCACCATTGCAAAAGCCATCGAGGCTGGAGAGCTTGCTGAAGCAAAACGCCAAATCGAATGGCACAAAGCAGTTTTTGGAGACGACTATTACATCGAGGTAATGCCCCACAACCCAGCTGAAATGAATCACCAGCTTCTAGCTTTGGCTGATGAGTTTGGGGTAAAGCCAGTAGTAACACCAGACTGCCACCACGCACACGTGGGGCAGAAGGAAATTCAAGAACTTAAACTAATTCTTAATACTTATAGCAATAAGATTCAAAAAGATGCTACTTACGAAAAGTCTAAGAAGCATGACAGCCTTAAAGATAGGCTTAACTACCTTTATGGTGAGCGTGACATTAGTTTCGATAATTTTGATATACACCTTTTGTCAGACGTAGAGATGCGCTCTCAGATGCTCAGTCAGGGCGTTGACAGGGAAGACATCTACGCAAATACCCTAGAAATTGCTG